CTATGATTCCGATGGTATCACAGCACCAAGATCTGCAGCGTGCTTCCGTGCCTTTTCTGCAGACCTGGCCATCATGCGGTCATACTTTGCCTGTTCCCTGGAAAGGTATTCCTGGTATTCCTGCTCAGAAAGATTGTTCAGATAGACGGCAAAGTCCATCGGTGTCTTTCTGCCGCGGTTCCATTGCGGCCGTTCAAAGTTGTAATAGTCAATGTAGTCATTGATTTTCTGCCGGATCTCAGACGTATCATGGGCATCGGAGAAGTCAGCTTCATCTTTCATATGCCCGAAGAAGGATTCCATGGATGCGTTATCCCAGCAGTTTCCACGCCGTGACATGGACTGAACGAATCCCATCTTCTTCAGCTTCTTCTGAAACGCATCGGAAAGATACAGTGCCCCCTGATCGGAATGAAATACCATTCCTGTCGAACAGACGGTATTCTGATCCTGATCTTTCATGATTCCGCTCAGCATCTCATCAGTAAGGTTCAGATCCTGTGTATCGCTTACTGCAGAAGACAGAATCAGGCCGGAAACACTGTCTTTGATCGGAGAGTAATAGGAAGTATTTCCCCGGCAGTCTTTGATATAGGTGACATCTGTCATGACCTGTTCATAAGGTTTCCCAAGACGAAATCTGCGCTTCAGCACATTCTCTTTCCGGTTCCTCTGAAGCAGTTCTCTGGCTGCCTGCCTGGATTTCTTCGGTGCTCTGACCGTACACAGCAGTCCGGCCTTTCTCATCAGCCTCTGAACTTTCTTGCGGTTCATGACCGTCTTCTGCAGCTTCGGCATCATCATGGTCACCATGCGGGTTCCTTTCGGATATCCGCGGTATTCAATCACTTTCCTGATCCGTTCAATGTCTTTCTCATCCTGACGCTGTTTTCCGTTGGAAACATAGTATCTCAGACGATAGAAGCGAGAGTGGCTGAAGCCGAGGATTCTGCACGCACCGCTGATCGAGAATCCTCTGACGTAAGGGAAGGCTTTCACCTGATCATGAATGAGATCACACACTTTCCGGAGAGTCTCAGGAGAAGTAATACGAAGGCTTTCTCTTAGCTCACTCATTTTTCTCTCTTCCATCTTCTCCATCAGCTCGCACAGTTTCTTCGCGGTGCTGAGATCCAGAGCGGCAAGATGAACCTTTCTGTTAACACGATCCGGCTTCCAGTGCAGAAGCTTATATCGAATCCGCATCAGTTCTCCCGCGCTGAGCAAGTCTGCAGGAATCTCAAATACCTGCATTACATCCAGAATCGGAAGGTCTCTGATCAGATAAGCACATTCATAGAATTCTGATCGGAGGGAAAGTTTTTTCCGGGTGACTGTTCTGACCCAGGAACAGCTCTTCAGTTCAGAAATCACTTCATCGGAACGGAAAAATTTACCCGTAACAGGTAATTTTCCTTCCAGAAGGAGTTTAAGCCTATGGATTCTCTGATAACCGATCCGGTTCGGATCAATGCCGTGCTCCTTCAGAAGCGTTCTAAGGTCAGTGCCAGGATATCTCCTTATCGCTTCTTTAACGAACGCATCTGAAAAAGAGATGCCGCCACGAGCTCTGACGAATACTCCGGTGTCAATGAGCAGCTGGATTTCTTCTTCTGAAAGCTTCGGCGCAGAAACAGAAATCGAAGGCCCATTTCCATTGGTGGGGTGACCATGTTTTCTGAAATTCTCAGTCAGTTTCTTAATCACTTGGTTCCCTATCATTTTCGTGGAGATTCCATTGTTCTCCAGGAACTTGCGGATCTCGTGATGAGAGACATACCAGTCATACATCCGGCATCTGAACTCATAGGTGAATGCGATGTGATTCGTCCGGATGAATTTCACATTCGGATTAGCCTGGAGAATCTGGATTTCCTCTGGAGAGAAGAATACATAATCAGTTTTAGGATTGCGTTTTCTGGATTTTCTGCCCATAAAAATGGCCCCTGCAGGAGGACCTCAGCACTGTCAGAGTGCTGTCCTTTCTACAGGGACCACTTTAAAGAGACCCGTCACGGTCTCTTTTCGTTTCTGATGTCATTCAGCAGATCCTTCAATGCCTGCAGACACGCTGCTTCTCTGGTCTCCTGCCGGCTTCCGGAGAAATGATATTCTCTGACAGCGGTCTTTCCGGATACATAGGTTCCGATATAGACCAGTCCGTCTTCTTTATTCTCCATCCCGGTCGGGCCGGCATTTCCGGTGACCGACACACACGCCTCGCATCCCATGCGCTCTGCTGCTCCGGAAGCCATCGCGGCAGCACATTCTTCCGAGACGGCACCGACCGTATTCAGAATCTCTTCCGGAACTCCGGCAAGGATATGTTTCTCTTTCGTCATATACGTGACTAATCCCCCTGCCAGCACCTCTGAAATTCCCGGAATGTCTCCGAGTGCTGAAGCAACCATCCCGGCTGTCATGGACTCACACGTGCACACCGACCACTTTCTCTTCAGCAGTTCTTCCTTAATCTGTTCCGCAACCAGATCTTTTTCCATCTGCATTACCCTCTCTGATAAGTAATATCCGGATTCTCCGGCTCCATCCTGCTTTTCAGCATGGCAAGCACATCTGCTTCAGAAACACCAAAGCGAGAAGGATACAGAACCCGATACTCATGACCATCCCGATCCCGGAACGAAACGAGAAATGTATCTCCGCCATTCTGGCCGGAGATTCCATGCGTTTCCGAAGGCTTTGCAATCCGGATGGAAACAGAACTCAGTTGCTTCATCCGGATCAGGAATAAGCCTGCCTGCTCCTGAACCAGGACATACCGATTCAAGAGCAGCGCATTGCCGAACACTTCTCCATTTGCGGCATCCTGTTCCAGCTGGGAACGATCTGAAGCAGAAATCCTGTCCCATGATTCTTCTGCTCTCCGGAATTCCAGAAAATACGGAATCAATATCAGCAGAAGAACTGCAGTCACCGCAATTGCCGGAATCAGCTGCTCTCTCAGAAACAGAACCACTACGATCACAATTGCTGCGGCAGTCACATTTCTGAGCGTGCTCGAAGATTGCCATGAAGCAGCACCTTCATCCAGTTCCCCGATCCGATCTTTCAGGTTCGGATATTCATCCAGTTTCATGTCAGCTCTCCATTGCATGCTTCATCTTCTCTGCCGCCATAGAAGCAGCAGCGTCTGCCGCTTCGTCCTGCGGAAGAATCAGATTGATCTTCCTGACCGCATCCGTAAGACTGATCAGCGTCCTCTGAAGCTCACGCTCCGATTTCAGAACTGCTTCATAGTTTCCGCTCTCAGAGATTTCCAGATACTGAGCAAGAATCTGATCCAGATACGGCAGATATCTTGCATAAAGATTCTTCAGTTCTTTCTCCCCGCTGTCAAACAGGTACTGGGTTTCTTTCAGAGAACCAAGCACGCTGATGAGACTTCGCAGACTTGTCTGCACGTTTTCGTTTCTGATCTTCGCAGAATACTGCTCCAGCAGACGGATCTGTTCAGCTGCCTGATTCAGCCGTTCTTCTTTATCTGTCATAGCTTCCAGTTTAATAGTTCTTCAAGGTTCTGCAACCGGCAAGCCCCCGAAAAAAATGGGCCTTGCGTGTATTGGCAGATTAGGTTAAAATATTACTCGCACCTGGCGGTTATGGTGAAGTTGGTTAACACACTGGATTGTGGCTCCAGCACTCATGGGTTCGAGTCCCATTAACCGCCCCATAAGTCTATTAGAAAAGTCGCATAACAATGCGGCTTTTCTTATGCCTTCAGGCAATTTAGCTACGATTTTAGCTACGATTGTTCAAAAACCTATGCAAGCATGTAGGCATAAAAAAAAAAAAAAAAAAAAAAAAAAAAAAAAAAAACCTCCCGGTTTCCCGAGAGGATGTTCACAAATAGTTTGAGTTAATTTGTCCGAATTAACTGTTTTAATAAGGAAAAGCAACCGTTTTAGCTGGCCTGCATTATTACAATGCTCGCTGTCACGTTCGGGCGTGACGGCCCGGTCCCGGTCTCTCTCCGGTACGTCGGGGCTGTGATGATTGAATGGACCGTCTTCATAGATGAAAACGTCCATAGATCGGCGGATCACCTCCCTTCAGTCTTCTGAATCGGTATTGTCTTTGTAATAATTGGAATTGCTGATTCCAGTAATCACACCGAGAAATGTAGCGATAGCGGCAATCGTCAGCGTGATCGTGCTGGTGTCCCACCCATAGATGGTCCCCAGGGAACTGATTAACGTGATCAGTGCTGGAACCACGATCATTAGTGCCCATTTCAGTAATTTATAAACATTTTCATTCAGAATCATGATTATCCTCCTTGCTGCACATCGGCAGTTTATTTACCTCATCCATGATTTTCTTTGCCGTGCCATTTCCTCCGAGATTCTGATACGGCACAAAAAGGTAATCATGGAGGTTTTCATATTCTTCTCTGCTGATGCATCCCTTATCTAGATATTTCTGCCCGAGATACGTTATCCGATCATGACCAAGACCGCGAAGTGATGCCTCGACCTTATCAAGTTCGTCAGAAATGATGTCTTTCTTCTGATCATGCCGCTGGAGTAGATACAAGATAATACTGCATCCGCCTCCAGTTAAGAATGCCGTCATAAATGTCTGCCAGAATGGATTCACTTGCTGCCTCCATTCAAAGCAGAAATTGCTGCAGCAATTCTTGCTTCGTAGTCTTTCTTCAAATCGGTTGCGGTCTGCAGATTCTCCTGATTGGTCTTCTGCAGAGCTTCATATTTTGCCTGCATAGCGGCCAGCTGTGCGCATTTTTCCTGGTACATGGACTGATAGTCGCTCGGATGGTTATCGCTCGAATCAGCCGGTTTCTCGGTCTCAGATGCAGGCTCATAGAAAACCAGAATGTCTCCCACAGCTCTGCCTGATGTCTGCGCATCCACGGCCTTTGAGCCATCCCAGTATCTCTGCTGCGCGCTGCCGATGCCTCCGGATCCTCCGTCCAGAATGGCCAGGCTGTCTGCCCCGTATGCCTGCAGGCCAGACCATAATGCTTTTGCTGTAATTGGCCCCTTGGAAACACCTTTGACGAACGATCCATCAGACATGTGAGCGATGTAAGACTGCCATACCGACTCTGTCAGAGCTTTTAGGCCGTACTGTGGCGCATACTTCGGAGTCTTATTTGTGGCGTAAATTGCTTTAGGAGCGCACATCATCTGATAAGCCTCCGGATTGCGATATGCCCCGTCCCAGTCTCCATAAACTACAGCGCCATCAGCCTGAATCGCATAATATAGATAGTGCGTGCTGTCCATCGGTTCGTCCACCTGGCCATTCAGGCAGACTCTCGGGCCGTAAACCGTGCCAGCCAAATCAAACAGGTTGTTCCCTGATCTCTCATAAATCAGGATGCCGTCCATGTCGATCTGATCCAATCGTTTCAGACCGCCAGCATTGATAAGCCCTACCTTCCTATCTGACTTGTATGCTGTGACTTTGACACCGGAGATCGTAATCTCCTGGTATCCGTCTTTCAGTTCCATCTTCTCCCATCCTTTCCACCGTAACGCACCTAGTGCATCGGAATAGTTTGTTCTCTTGTCGCATGCTCTCCTGGATATGCTCTGGTTAGTACCGAACTCGATATCCGGGGAATAAAAAAAGCAGACGTGACTACTCTTGTGTGTCTTGCCCCCTCGCTTTGCGTGAGGGAATAGTACCATGTCCCCGTCCCGGAAATGGCCAGGCTTGATAAAGTCAAACCACTTTGCCCATTTCTGGCGGTTGTACCAGATGTTGTCAGCGTAGCCATCGCCACCGATCGGAGCAGCATAATTTTTGCATCCGATTACTCGTAGAAATTCTTTGAATAGATCTACACATTGCACACCTGCCACGCCGTCAACGTCGCGGCCCCATCCCATGTATTTCTGATGAAATTCATCTGGTGTCATCCTGCTTTTCCTCCGGGATATTTGAGACTGTAACTGTACTGTTATGCATGATCACATCGTTCAGATCTACTTTGAAATGCTCAGCGATGATCGCCTGAATGTCAGATTTGTCGAGCAGAATGCAGTTCTTAATCATTCCGAGATCTCCACACCGTACAGATCCAGGTATGCTGCACGAACTTTGTCCTGGTATTTCTCAGCAACATCAGTGATCTTCATGAATCCGTCATGGATTCGTCTTGCAAGGAATTTGTACATGTCATTCTCCTCCCATCTGTGCCAGTGCCATGTCCTGGACTGCCTGTTCCAGTTCTGCCAGACGTTCTTCTGCAGATGGCTCTGCCGCTGGCTGATAGTTCAGATAGCTCTCAGGGCTTTCATTGATCCTGGTTAGATCTATTTTTCCGGTCTCATCCGTGAATTCGTTGAAATCGTAAACATACTGAGTGTATGCTTCGCCTTCTTCTGGAGTAATGGTTTCCGTCTTTTCGTTCAGACAGATCTGTACTGTTGTTTTTTCATCAACCGTGAACGACTGAACTGCTGGCTGCTTGCTGTCGAATTTTGCTTTTGTCATAGGTCGATACCACCTTCCTTGCGGTTCTCATTGTTCCGCTCGTTCTGTACTTTCGCTGAAATCTGCAGCTGTTTGTGTGTTTGATAAACAGACCGTCATAACTGGTCAGAGATCTCGCATTCCTGACTGTCGGATGTGAACCAAATTTCCGGATTGCCTGTTTCACTTTGACGTAATTTCGATGACGCATCGTGATCCGATCTCGATAGATCCTGTATCCAAGTACATCCACATGCGCATCTGCATTGCGATGGCTGAGGCTGATGATCTTCCAATCGCTTTTTATCTCCAGACCACTATGTGCTGCACATTCAATCAGACCATTCACTGCTGAATGGATGCCTTTCGCAGACGATCCGAAAACATAGATATCGTCCATGTTAAACATGACATGCTTAACTGCATTGATCCGCTTTCCGCGTCTCTCTGTGAAAAAGCACCCATCTTCCAGGAAGTGATACAGATCTGAAAGATAGAGTGCGCAGAGCCTGATGGACAGATAGCTTCCGATCGGAAGACCTTTGTCTGATGTTGCCAATAGGCAGCTGATCAGATAGATCAGATCATCGTTCTTCACATGTCTGCGCAGCCATATCATCATCTTCCGTTTACTAATATTCGGATAGCATTTGTGGATGTCACAGATCGCGGCATATCTCACATCAGTGTCATTCATCCATTGCTGTATGACTTTCACACCGAATAGTGTTCCTTGCCCTTTCTTACATGCGATCTGGTATTGACCTATTCTTCCGGCAATGTCATCAAGTGCATCATACGCAAGATAGTCGTAGATCTGCTGCTTGATATGTTCGATGGTGATGTGTCTCAGCTTGCCATTCGATCGGTCATACCGCTCTGCATGTCTGACTGGCGGAAGATCTATGTTTCTTGTTTCGATCTCTTTCTGAAGCATGGAGATCAGCTTGTCTTCCGATCCATCACACCATCGCATCAGCTCTTTCACATCGCTTCGACGATAGGCTTTCAAGCCTTTATGCTCAAAGCATTCGTGAATTGCTCTTCGGATCAGCTCAGTGTCTGTAATATCAACATTTTTACATTTACGTTTCATTAGTATTCGATTAGTGCCGTGGTACGAGCGTTCGTTCTGAACTACTAACCCGTCTGTTTTTTCGGCCACTTTGTGCATTCCGCACAGGTACATCAGCTGCTAACTGACACAGCGCTTGGTATGAGCGCGCACGGTAAAGTGATACATGAAAAGCCGACTAGCACTATTTGCAGCAGCCGTAGTTCCAGTTCGCGTTCGAGAGCCCGTTCCTCAGGTTGACATTCGCAAGGCCATCGTTCGAACCGTTCCTCAGGTTGCCAACTTCTTTACCGCACCCCGAAGGTTCAAGGGGAGATCCCCTCTGGGGCTTCGCCCCATTCACCCCCTAAAACAGGGGTTCCTAATCGCAGCAGCCGCAGTTCCAGTCCGCGCCCGAGAGCCCGGCCCCCAGGGAGACAACCGCAAGGCCACCGCCCGAACCGTCCCACAGGGCGCCAACCGTATACCGTTCTCGAAGATCTCCAGCAGATCCGCTCTGCGGTCCCCATACTCGATCACCTGTTCCGGTTGAATCAGAGCCGCCGATCGTGGATGGCCACATCATTCCACGTGTATCTACGTCAATGTCACCGCTCCTGTAATCTCCAGAAGATGCTGGAATCTTTCCGGCTAGAACATATCCAGTGTGTGCATTCGCAACGTGCGCAGTGCCTTTCGGTGCAAAATACTGCAGCCAATCACCGTTCGAATCTTTTTCTGACATTGAATTAGATTCGATGAATGCCTGCCCCCATGCAAATTCAGTCCCGAGAATTCTGAACGGATGTCTTCCGTCTGTATTGGAAAGATACGATCCATCGTTATGCCCGATGACCTGATCAGTCTCTGCGGTAAAAGATGGGAAGAACTTAACATAGTACGTTGTCGCTGTTGTGATCGTAGAAGAAAGCTCAAGATTCAATGCAGTATAGACTGTGCTGTCGATCGTCACAGACTCAACGCTGAGAATTTTGACTCGATCAGCGATATCGTGAGAAGTAGCAGTTCCCCAGTCAGCACTTGCAGATCCAATCGAGATACATGCTCCGGCATAGAATCCGGCATTGTTGTTAGCAAGCAGAACGCGCTTCACGCCAGTCTCTGCATATGCGACCTGAATGCTGTATCCGGAAGTGCTGACATGACCGTTGAAAATTTTCTGAACATTCTTGGTTGCATACTTGATGATTAACATCAGCATGCCCCATAGATTTCTCTCTGATCCTGCTCCCCAGTATCCAGTCCCTTTCTTCTGGAAAGCTGTAATCATGGAGTTGTATGAATTGTTGTACGCCGGAGCCATGCCAGGCTGAGACCTGAGTAGGCCATCCGATGCGGTAACAGCTGCAAAAGCAGAATGAACATAGAATGGAAGCACTGTTCCATCTGTCTTCACTGCTTCGCACCATGGGACAAGCCCGAGTTCAGGATGCGGAGCGTCAGCCATGTAATAGATGTCATATGTCCCATGATGTTCTACATTCCACCAGAATGTTGCGTACACGTTTCCGACATCGTATGCTCCTGTTGTCTTGTAATTCGGAGAACCTTCCAGAGCAGTAGGTCTGGCTGTTCCATCGTCATCTCTGGTGTAGTTGCATCGCGTCCATCTGAAGATAGGAGACGCATCAGTGAAATCATCTTCTCCTTCTGTCGTGTCAGTAGATGCTGCACAGGTAAGGCTCGCACTATCTTTCAGTCTTTCTCCAGCAGATGATGTGTTCGAAGCATAGCGATATATCTTCGTTGCAAACACTTTTCCTGTTCTGCTGGCGATGAAGCTTTCAGCGATCTCTTTTTCTAGATCAGACAGCACAGATGCTTTGCCTTCCTGAGCATCAGCGATTCGCTCAAGTGCAGCCGCCATGCGTCCGCCCTGTGCATGGTCGATAAATGGTGAGAATTCCGACATATTGTCTCCTTTCAGCTATTTTTGAAAACTCCGAACAGACCAGTGTCTGGATCTACTCCGAGCGAGTACTGAGCTGCTCCTGCATATCCTGCCGCAGTCGTAGCTGAAGCAGATGCAGATGCCGCAGAATCAGAAGCTGACTTTTCAGATGCAGATGCGCTGCTTGCAGAAGATGCCGCAGAAGAAGCAGATGCTGATGCAGATTCCATGTATTTTTTCGCATCGACGATGTTCTTAGCTGCTTCTGCGATCAGCGGAAGATCTGTTTTCGATACGGTAACATCACTCTTCAGAGCAGATGGTTCCACTCTTAGCACGATCGAAATTGTTCCGATGACCTGAGAACCGAAAATGATCCGAATCTCAGAAGGAATGTCTCCAGATAGTACTGTCATCTGATCCTGGACTGTGAACGTCACCGTCGATCCGCTGATCGTTGCAGCATATTCAAATCCAGTGTTGTCAGGCTTCGTACCTCGGATCGTTGCAGATGCACCGGACGGTGCAGAAAATAAAGCAGAGCCATCATAGACTGTGCATGTGATGGTCCTGCTCTCTCTGTCGTACTGTTTCAGATGAACAATTGGAGGAACACCGGATGGAGTAAGATTCAGGTTAACTGTTTGAGTCTGGATTGGCATCGTTTTCATCCTCATGTAATTCGGTTGTCTCAGAAACTTTAGATGTCTCTGAAGCTTCATGCTCTTCTCGGCACTTGATCTGAAGGTTCTGAAGCTGTACCTGGTATAGTGCCGCCTTCAGCACTAGTTCAATTGTGATTCCCGGAAGATTAGAATTGTTTATGCAAGTAATAATTTGGTTTTCGAATGTTTTTACGCTAGTTGCTAGAGTATTCATAGTTTGCTTACTATACAAGTCCGTAATTTTTTAAAGCGGAAATCAATTGAGAGAGAGTGGCACTGGCGGTGAGTGTCGTCTTCGCATGTGGATACGCGCCAAAAAATCCAATATTTCCGTCAAATTTTGCCGCTCCATTCTTGACATGTAAAACAGTCGTATTTGCTGATGATCCACCAACCATCTTAATGTTGTACGTGCTTGAAACGTTTGAAAATGAAGGACATACATATATATCCCCAAATGTAGTGATATCACCTCCGCAAATAGATAATTTTCGTGTCGAACCATTAAAGACATCAATACCATTTTGCCCTATAACGATCTTTCCAGTTGAAGCTCCAGAGACACTAGTAGAAGGCTGTATGGTAATCCCGTTACTATCTATTTTCAATGCTGAGCTTTTCCAAGACGTTCCGGATATAGTCATTCCAGAAGAATCTATATCTATAATTTTCGATCCACTGGAATTATATACATCAATTCCGGAAGCAGCATTCGAGCCTTTAATAGTTAACGTTCCAGTCTTTATGTTATTTCCGGAAATAGCAGTTGATCCATCCTTCAAATTTCCGACCGTTACATAGCCATCTAGATTAATCTTACTAGCACTAATGGTGACTGCTTCTGCAGACTGATTGATTTCGGAGATAATCGACGATTTTCCAACATAAGTTTTCGAAACTGTAGAGGATATAGAATCGGCTGACTGTGATATTGCTGAATTCATTTCTACAGTTGTCGAGTAGCTTTTCAAAGCATCGTCGGTGTGGCTGTTTGCATTGGATTCAGCAGTGTCTGCATAGCCCTGCGCCTTAGTATCATTTTCAGAAACGGTAGTTGCTAATGAAGAAACAGACGATTTGATTCCGGTAGCAGTGACATCAATCTCCGATTTAGTGTAGTAGCTTTTCAAAGCATCGTCGGTGTGGCTGTTTGCGCTTGTCAGTTTACTGCTGGCGTCCGTCTTCGTCTCGTACGCATGGAGGCTCAGCTCACCGGTGTCCAGGTTCCATGAGTTATTCCCCTGGCGGTCCTTCAGAATCCCCGTCGTGATGACCTGAGCGTTCAGGTCGCCGGTTGTGATGAAATCAGCGACGATCTCGCCGTCCTGTGTTATTGCGGTGCCGTATTCTCCGTTGATTCCCTTGGAAGAGTATCCCAGGCCGCTCAGATTCCAGCGCCAGACTTTTGTCGCTGTTGCTTCGTCTTCGGTGTCCATGATCAGGAGCTCCTGCGGTTTACCGTTGGCGTCGCTCTTGATGACGACGTGGCCGCCCTTTTGTCCGGTGATCAGATTCGTGGCCCTGGTGACTGCTCTTTCCAGATCAGAAGATGCCTGCTTCTGGATCTCATTCCTGTCAGGAGCCGCCGCGATCGTGGAAGCCAGCGAGCTCTTTGCGTCTCCGAGCGTGATGCTGTCGTATCGTTCAGCCAGCACGTCGTAGACGGTCGTGATGACCTTGGCCGTCGCATCGACTCCCAGCTTCTCGTATTTCACCGTCACGGTATCGCAGAGACTGACACGCTCCAGCGGAGCGATGTCTTTGTATTCCTCAGTCTGCCATAACTGCACGAAGGAAACGTCAAGGGACACCTTCGGGACTCCGATGTTGTTCGCCTTGATGTATTCCTGTGCCTTTGCATTGATCTGCGCAGCTGTCGGCGTTCCGTCTTCTTCCTTGAACTCGCTGGAAAGATCCAGCGCCAGGATCTTCGGCTCAGACGTACTGACGACCGTCTGAAGATCTCCGGCGATGGTTTCCTGGTCACTGTTCAGGACATACGGGTAGACCGCCGTGTAGGTGCTCTCGATGTTCTCATCCTGCTGGACGCTGGTGAGGTTCTTGCCGTACCGGATCACGACTCCGTTGTCAGATCCTCGATGCGCGTGCAGGATCACTTTCTCATTGTTGAACTCATACTCACCACCGAAGACGTCGAGGACAGATCCTTCCTGTCCTCCGAGCAGTGCCCTGAAGCTCTGCGGGTGGTCATTCGTGAACTGGCTGTCGCCGTTGTTGATGTCAGAGCTGAAAGAGAAGCCTATCCCGCCGATCATGTTGCTGATCATGCCTGAAGTGACCGTTGTGATGCCCTTCGCTGAGAACGGCTTAACGACTGCCTTGCTCAGGTCGTAGCTCAGATGCTGCGCGTCGATCGTGACCATGCCGTTCAGTGGCTTGCTGATGTGGTAGATCCGGAAAAGCTGAGGATCTGCCAGCTCGTTCGGTTTTGCTTTGATGCACCCGCCGATCACGATGTCAGCGTAGTGGATCCCGCTGATCGGGTAAGTCATGGACAGAGTGAAGGCACCGTTCCGGTCTTCCTGGACTTTGCAGGAAGTGGCATCTGCCAACCTTCCGACTCCGTTGGTCTTATCTGCCACCAACTGCGTGACTGTCTCCGCCTTGGAGTAAAGAATTGGGATCATAAGATAAACCACCTCGGGATGATCCTGACGGTCATGCCACTGGCCAGCTGGATCCCGTTCACTCCAGGAGACAAAACAGGGAAGGACCCCGTATTCAGTTCGAGGTCCTTGTTCCTGTTGGTCAGCCCTTCATAGCAGTCCTGGATGTCGCAGTCGATGACCGTGGCCCCGCTGTTTGCTGACAGTGTGACCGTCACGTCGTTGATCTGGATCGCTCCGGTTCCTGCTGTGACGATGATCTTCGGCTTTGCATCGAAGAGTGTCGGATTCTTGATCTTTCCGGATCCGGTGATCATGATCTCTTTCTCTCCATCCTTCAGCCAGCGCTGAGGCTTGCAGAGGAAGCTGAGCGTGTACTTGCCAGCCTCCAGCATGTAGACGTCCGGCTCTGTCGGTCCGGCGTATGCTGCCATGCGGTATTCGTCCGGATGATAGGTGTCTTCCAGCCTGTGATAACCGAAGTCGTGCGTCAGGAAGTCCCGCATGGCCATGAAGTTCTTGTCGAAGTCGTCAACGATGAAACCGTTGTAGCTGACGACCATGTTCTTATAGCGCTTGTTGTCGATCAGCAGGGACCCATCTTTCCCAGGGATCTCCACTTCCTCGTAGTCTCTCTCAGGAGCCTTGAAGGTTCCGTCGCCGTCCACGTAGGCGTGCCAGTCCTGTGTGCTCTTGCCGTTGTAGATCAGATAGTGATCGATGACTGGAATCATGCAAAAGCACCTCTCTTTCTGGCCACGTCCGCGTTGATCTTGTCGGCCACGATGTCAGCCAGCTCAGAAACATCCTGACCAGGTGCACCGTAGACGTTGATCGTCGTCCCGCCGTATGTGTTGGATGTTCCTGGAACGCTGTAGGCATTCCGCACTGCATCCGTGATCGTATTCAGCAGGAGATCCTGACCGATGACGATCTCAGCACCAGCACCGTCTCCGAAGCCTTTCAGTCCGGAAGCCGTAGGAATGACCGTCGGCTGATTGAATGCCACCGCCTGGCTGTATGCCTTGGCGTACCAGTCAACGGACAGGTGCGGAACGGACGGAGGCTTCAGGGAGAACTCGCCAACGATGGAGAAGTGCGGGAGCTTGATGTCCGGAAACTTCAGCACTGCATTCTTGAAGAACCCGCTGATCCCGTCGATGGCGCCTTTCACGGTATCCTTGGCCGCGTTGATCTTGTCACTGATGGCGTTCTTGACTGCATCCCACGCTTCCGTTGTTGCTGATGTAATGCCGTCCCATGTGCTGCTGATCGCATTGCCAAGGTCTTCGGCATATCCTTTGACGGTATCCCAGTTCTGATAGAGTGCAACGCCTGCAGCGATTGCCAGGCCGATTCCTGCGACCACCGGATTGAAGGAAAGCGTCAGTCCTCCTATCCCGCCGACCAGGTTTTCGACCACTTCGATCAGAGACCCGACCCCACTTATCAGCTTACCGCCGACACTCAGAACAGGACCGACTGCAGCCGCCACTGCCAAGGTCTTAACGATGGTCTGCTGCTGGTCTTCGCTGAGTCCGTTAAACCACTCGCCGACCTCCTGCACCTTCGTGCCAAGTTCCTGCAGTACCGGCATGGCAACGGTTGCGATGCTGTTGCCAAGTTCGGCACCTGTGATCTGGAGCTGGTTGAGCGTGAGCTGCCACTGATCGATCGGATCCAGTGTATTCGTGAAAGTATCAGAAACGGAACCCATTGAAGAGTTCAGACCGTCAGATGACGCTGTGAAGTTGTCAAGGCTAAGGACTCCGCTCTGCATTGCTGCATAGAGCTGAGGGCCTGCCTTGCTTCCAAAGATGTCCACGGCATCACCGGATGAACTGAACGCCTGCTGCAGGACGGTGGACATGTCTGTTCCTTCCTTAGCTGCTTCAGCCTGTGCTTTCTTCAGGCCGGTCATGACCGTGGAAGTGTCGATTCCTGATTTCTCAAGAGTGCCGAGCAGGTTGGCTGCATCGGATGCTCCTAGGCCAAGCTCCTGGAAGGCTGTCGCGTTGGTGGTCATCAGACTGGTCAGCGTGTCCATGCTGATGCCGGTGTTCTGTCCGACCACGTTCAGAGTGTCCAGGAAGCCGGAGGCATCAGATGCCTGAAGCCCGAAGGCGTCCATGGCTTTCTGCACGGAATCGATCGAGCTGCTCACATCTGTGCCATTGATCTGTGCGAACTTGATGAACTGTCCAGACAGCTCTTCGAGTGCATCACCCGTGAGCCCGAACCTGGTGTTCACCTCGCCGATCGCAGATCCGGCTGTCTCGAAGTCTGTCGGGATCGTTGTGGCCAGATCCTTCGCACGGTTCTGCATGTCAGTCAGTGCTTCGCCGGACGCTCCGGTCTTCGTGACGATGATGTCCATGCCAGCATCGACCTGTTTGAACGCGGCAATGGAAGCACCAGCCAGGCCGACGATCGGAGCGGTCACTCCCTTGCTGAGAGTGTCGCCGACCTTGGTCATGCCCTCGCCGACGTCCTTCATCTTCTTGCTGGCTTCTTCCAGCTCAGCGGCGAAGGCTTTCGGGCCTGTCGCATTCTTCAGTGCTGAGTCCAGTTTGTTGATGTCTGCTTCCGTGTTGTTCAGTTGCTGCTGGTAAGTCTGCAGGGCTGATGCTGTCTTGTCATACTCTGCCTGAGCGTTTGCGATCTCTTTCGTGTGATCGCCTTCGGCGCTCTTCAGTTCGTCCAGCTTCTGTTTCTGCTCTTCGAGCTTCTTGTTGCCCTTGTCGATGACTTCCTGCAGAGCTGTTCTTTTCTGCTTCGCCAGGTCGAGCTGCTTACTGAGCACTTCGGCCATGGCCTTGTTCTTCTTCTGGGCGCTGGTGCTTTCATCGAACGAGCTCTTGACCTTCTTCATTTCTGAGTTCAAGGTCTTCTGCTGGTTGATGATGTCGGACATCTGGCGCTTATATTCCGCTTCGCCGTCAATACCGATCTTCGGCCCGATGTTGGTCGCCATTGTTCACCACTCCCTTCTGCCGTTTATTCCAAGCGCATCGCCTCTTCGTAGGTCCAGACTTTCGTCTCCTTCGCAGGCAGTGCGCGGTTATTGTCAATCAAATAGCAGGAGATCATGTCTCTCATCTCGCCGTAGCGAGTGTTCAGGATCTCCTGCTTCGTCATGTTTAGCTTCCGCCCGTAGTAGAGATACCAGGACAGATTCAGACGGATTCGTCTGTCCCTGGTGCGTTTTTTGCGCCTTTAAGCGCGGGGATCGGCTCGGTCTTCACGGCTGTCTTCACTCCGGCAGCCATTGCTGCAGTGAGTTCTGCCTCCAGCTTGTCCAGATCCCAGAAGCTCATGAAGTTCAGATCGTCGTCCGTGAGGTAGTCAGGACTGTGATCCGGATCTTCATAGTGCAGGTGATCCTCTGCCGCATGATTCAGAATCAGAGCCAGCTTCTTGTCCACCTTCACCTTGTTCCTGCCTTCGTAGATCTTGCTGAAGTTCGCGATGTCCTTGCCAGGGCAAAGCTCGCTCACGTCATCGGCAGCGCCGACCGTGAACTCGAACTTGCGTTCCTTGCCGTTAATGATCATTTGAGCCTTTCCTCCTTGTTCTCAGCTCAGGCTGTGACGCCGAGCTTCTTCTTCAGTGCATCCAGAGCTTCCGCTTCGGTTGCGTAGTCCTTGCCCATGTACTTCCAGTTGTGTTTCGCATCGTCGCCTCTGAACATGTCAGCGGTGAGCTCCTGCGTCTGGAAGTCGATGGCATCTTCCTGCGTTGCAGCAGACTTTTCAGGCTGCTGGAATTTAGCCTTGACAATGATCGTCGGCTGCCAGGACTCCACGCCTCCGGACATCCATCTTGTGATGTAGCCGATGCCGACGTATGGAGCCTTTGCATCATCACCGTAAGCTGTCCAACCATCAGAATCAGCCTCCGGCAGGCCAAGGATGAACCTCTCAGCCTTTGCCAGGAGACCGTCAACGGTCAGCTTCACGGTGCCGCCGGTGAACTTTCCGCCGGCAGACTCTGCTTCCTGGTTGTTGGCGTAAAACTTATTCTCGTCGGATGTAGTCGGGGACGGTGTCACATTGACACCACGCGCCAGCTCCATCGCTCCGCTGTACGTGATCGCGCCAGCGGATGCTGCATACTTTGCCACGTAAGGGAAGGAAAAGCCGGTTGCAACCTTTCCTGCTTCCGTGAATGTTACTTCCTCATCTGCCATGATTATTTTTATTTCATCCTTTCCGCTATCTGCTTATCCAGTTCTTCCTCCATGGCCTGCTCTGCTTCCTTCCGCGTTTTGCGGACTGCCGGCTCGATGAAGGGTGTCTTCTTTCTGAACGATGTGCCAGACTCGACCGCCCTGGCGATCATTGCATTCGCCTGCCTGGTGGATGTCCATCCGGCTTTCACGTTCTTGTCTGAGACTTGAGAGTTATAACCGTCTTCGCCGACCTTGACGTTCACGAAGCCGTCGGAATCTTTCATCTTGCTGATGCCAAGCCCATCGATCAGGCCCTGCTTCTGCGCTGAGGTGATCGTGTCGATCGGATCCGCCTGCGTCCCTCGCCTGGAGTTCCTTCCGGAGACCTTCAGGTTCTGGATGTTGGCCTTGATCTGATCGGTGACAATGCCCGCAGCCGGATAGATCGCTTCGCCGATGATCTCAGCCGTGTCAGCGTTCAGCTTCTCCAGCTGCGCTACGTACTTGTCGCACCCGTCTCCGACGATCCACTTCGCCATGATCAGATCACCCAGAAGCGCCACTCGTAGTGGATGAGACCAGTCTGGTCCTCGTACTGGACGCTGTTGATCTGAGCCTTCACCCGCTGAGACTGAGAGAAAGCCGCCGTGATGTCGTCGATAAGCGTGTCGAACTCGTTCGGAGTGAAAAAGTCGATCGTGCCAGTCAGCACGATCTCCTTGCTTGCATTGTTGACATGCAGCGCAGTTTCCTGCGCATCTTCCTGCCAGACGACGAAGCGCTTCGTGCCTGCCGGTCTCCGGTAGTGGAAGACGATGTCACCGCCCACGTTCACGAGTACATTCCTGACGATCTTCAGTTTTTCACTCACTGATACAATCATAGTTTTCCTCGATTCTCATGAGCTGCAGGCTGTACGTTCTGAGGTTGTCCTCATCGAAGCCTGCCTGGACGTTCGTGATCCGATACTGGTCGCCGTTCTCGTTCTCCTGCCCGCTGTAGTCCTTCAGGACTGCGAACTGGCCGATCTTCGGGCGCTTGTTGTCGGCTGAGATCCGGATCAGCATGTCCACCTGCTCATCGGCACCCCTTGCGAGGTACTGGCGCGTCACGCCTGCAGTCAGTTCACTGAACGGCTGCGTGTATTCCGCTTTGAGCTTATAGACAGGCATGTCTCCGGCTTCCGCTGTATTCACCAGGCTGGCGACTGTCACCAGTCCATCATCCTGAAGTAGTGTCATCGCTTGCAGATCCTTTCTCGGAGAACAGACGGTCGCGCAGCATGATCTGCAGCATGCGAGGCTGTCCGCTTTCACCGCTTGCCCGTTTCCGGTAAAGCCACGCAGCGTATGCTTCGAGCAGCTGCTGGTCGCTGATCTTTGCCAGATCCAACGTGATCCCTGTCCGTGCGATCATTTCCTCCGATGCTTTGATCAGGTTCTTAAGATAAGCAGAAAGGTCGGAACTGGCGTATGGCTTCGCCAGATCGACCTTCAGCCAGCTGAGGACCAGTTCCTCGTTGTCACTGAGTTTTTCTTCCTCTGCCATTGTCAGCTCCTCCCTCTTTCAGCTTTTTCTCAGCCTGCAGCTGTACCTGCAAACGGATGCTTGCTGTCGATTGCTGCAGTCGGTGCGGTTGCGGTCAGAGAGATCGCCAGGAATGCGTCAGCGAAGACAGGCTTGCCATCATAGCGAGCGGTGCCCTTGAATACTGTCTGATCCTGGACGAAACGGTTCTGGTCGGACATTGCCAGGCTGACATCCTTACGTCTGCCGAGCAGGTATCTGGAAAGGTAGCCGCCGACGATCTCATCATCCGGAACGAAGTCTTCCTCGATGATTGTGCCGCCCTCTACCGGCATGGAACCGTTAGCGCTGGAAACCAGTGCGCCGGCTGCGTTGACGTTCAGAGCTGCGGCTCTGAGCTTCATGTTTGTCTTGTGGTTGACGATCCAGACAGTGTTTCCTGCCGGATGCTTCAGATCTCCGGATGCCTCAACGAATGCAGCGAAGAGTGCCTTGTCGGTCTTTGCTCCGAGTGTTTCCTTCGTTGCAGTTGCAGCGAAGCCGGTCGGCATCTTTGTGCCAGTGCCGTAGACGATAGCCTTGTCTACTGCGTAGCCGATGCCGTTTCCGATTGCATCGAACAGCTCGGAAGCCAGGTTCACATCACTGTCTTCCAGTGTTGCATTGCAGACCGGAATGAAGCCACCGACGCGGTACTGATCGATGTCCTTGTCTGTGAATACGACGTTAAGCTCTGTCAGATCAGCGCATGCCTCTGTCCAGATTCCTTCAGGAATGTCGCCCATGATCGTCTGGCGTGCATTGCCGGCGATATCTACGGTATTGACCAGGCCGATCAGCTTGGAATACTGCTCGATGCTGGACTTGACCATCGGAAGCATGACTTCCGGAATCAGCAGATCACCGCCGGTGATGCCTCTTGTCTGTCCCTTGCCGAGTGCGCGGACGTTTGCCAGGAATGCCTTGACATCGTCACGCTGTACGAATGCAGTGCGCTCTTCGTAGCTGATATCCTTGAAACGCTTATTCATGATTGTTCTCTCCCTTTCCTCATGGGTTTCTCCGGCTGTTCTGTTCTCCGGTGCCGGTGCCGGTTCTGCAGGCTTTTCTTCCTGCTTTGCTTCCAGATCACGGAGCTCTTCCTCCGTGCTGTTGATCTGTCCCTGAAGTGCTTCCTCTTCAGCTGCGGATGCAGCGATGGCGTCGTCGTTCTCCTTCTTCTCGGACTCGTACTTCTCCACCTCAGCGTCTACTGCTGCCCTGTCTTCTGCAGGTGTTTCGTCAGTCACTTCTTCGATGGCCTTCTTGAGGTCTGCTTCGCGTGTCTCGAACTCTGCATTCTTGGCGCGCAGTGCTTCGGTCTCGGCCTTCTTTTTCTCCAGCTGAGCGTTGAGGTCGTCGATCTTCTTTCTCAGCAGGAGAGCTCTCAGTGCTCCCATGTTATTCTCCTTTCGGTCCTTCGATCTTTGCCATCATGCGAGCCTTCCATGCGTCCAGCTCCCGCTTCCTGATGTTCTTCGCATCGTTCATGCGTGCGCTGACTTCGGTGGTCTCGTATGCCGGGAATGTGCAGACACTGACCTCGTAGAGCTTCACCTTCTTGATCGTCCAGTGGATTGAGCCATCCTCGCGGATCTCGGCATCCTCGTCCAGGATGTCAAAGCCGAACGAGCACTGGTTCACGTCGCCGCGCTGGACTCTTGCGTACAGATTCATGGCGTCTTGATCTTTCGGATTGATCGTAACGTCTCCATACAGTCCGTGAGAGTCGATTTTCAGCTCACCAGTATGAGCTGAGGTGCGGCCGAGGACCAGCCTCGTGTCGTGGTCGATCAGAAAGCGGACATCGCCGGAGATCGCATCATCGAATGCGTGCGGATCGATGCTTTCGCTCATCTGGTATCCCATGTCGTATATGCCGTCGAATACGGCAAAGTAGCCTGCGATGTGCAGGTCTTCGCTTCCATCCGACGCTTCCCGCGTTTCGAATTTTGTTTCCAGCGTCCTCATCTGACGGCCGCTGCGTGCTTCTGCGTCATTCTTCTCCATTGCTCTTTCCTCCGTTCAGTTTTGACTGCAATGCGATCATGTCGTTCGGGATGTAGTTCTCCAGAACTTTCAGTTCATCCAGGCCATCCATCGGGCTCATGCCGAGGCGGTCCCTGACTTCGTTGCCGGTTACATCTCCGCGATCCTGGAGCGTTGTGTAGACTGCAGAGATTGTCTGCAGATCGTAGTCCAGCAGGCTCGCGATGTCGAACTTCAGATACCACTTAGGTGACAGGATCAGCTTCTTCGTCATCTCCTGCTGCATCATGGTCATCACTGGCTTCAGCTTGGACTGGATGAAGTTGTTCCACTCCTTCTGCGAATACTGGCCGACTCCCAGAACGAACGCAGGCACGCCGATCAGCGCCGCCACCGTCTGAGTGTCCAGCTTCACGCTGTCGTTAATGGCCAGATCGGACAGGCTCAGAGGCTTCACCTGCTCGACGTTGATTGCCTCAGCAGGGACCACCCACGGCTCACCTGCTCGGCTTGTTGCAATGTAATCGTCCAGGAGCTTACGTCTTCCGGTTGGACTGCTGAACTCATCCGTCAGTGCGTCAACCTTGACCACCAGGGACGGCTTCCACTTTGACTGCATGAAGCCCTTCTCCGTAGCGGATGCCTGTCTCAGGTTCTCGGCCAGATCCTTCAGTGCGAAGCGGATGCCCTGCCCCTTCCATGGATAGTTCGGATCCGGATTGTAAATAAAATGCAGCACGTCGTCGGGACTGTACTGAACTCCGTCAATCATCACGGTGTAATCGTATCCGGTCGGATCTGCCACCAGGCTGAACCGATCCGCAGGGATCACCTGCAGGTCGTCCAGGAGCCCGTTCTTCGTCTTCACCCTCACGATGGCATTGCCGTCACCGTAGAGGAATAGATTCATCAGGATCGCCTCGATCCAGGTGCTCCTGGTCATGTGCTTCGACGGGTTGATGTCGATCTGCCTGCTCAGCTCGTTCTTGATCCGGACGTCTCCGCTGTCAGTGTTGGCCATCAGGTGGATGGTCATGGCTCCCGCCAGCTCTGCGATCCGCCGGAACCCTGCCACGATCTGCGGCACTCTGTCCAGCCTTGTATAGCCTTCAGGGGCCAGCATGTCGTGCGCTTCGTCGGTCAGCAGGAAGCCGATATTCGACGTCGTTGTGGTGCTCCTGCTCTGCTGTGATCTGTATGCTGCTTTCCTTTTCTTTCTGCTCATTTAGTCACCCCACCATTCGGCCGCCTTCTTTGCGTTTTCCAGGTTGGCCAGGTACCTCACACAAGCAAACACGGAAGCGTCAAACAGATCCATGCGCTGCGTAGGACTTATCTTTTCGTACATCACCATGTCGTCGGTCTTCTCGACGGCGTGGACGTTGGAAACACAATACTCGTAGGCCTCGGAGTGCATGTAGTAGAGCCTGCCATCCTTGGCTGCCTTCTCAATATGCCGGAAGCCTTCGCTCTTGACGTAGTAGTACTGCGGCTGGTCCACTTCGTTGAAGTGGTTCCGTTTCATCTCCATGAAGAACTCCCTGGCGAACTTCCGGTCGTGTCCGATCTGAGCGATCCGGAACCCCATCTTCCGCATGTTGATGAACCACTGGACCACGTCCGACACGTTCACGGTCGGGTTGTTGCACATCGTCAGCAGGCCATCATCGGCCCAGCCGAACAGTGGAATGTTGTCTTCCTCAGCCTTCCGGACTGCCTGCGTGATCGGGAAGAACGCGTGCGTGATCACGATGTCCACGTCGATGTCCTTCTTCTGATCCTTGTAGTTTCCATAGAGGCATGCAGCTGTGAGGTCGTACATCCTGGAAAGATCCGCTCCGCCGAACCACTTGATCGGCATCTTCGCCAGTTCTTCCAGTGTCCAGTCATATTTCCGGTCGGATCTCCGGAACTCATCGACATCGAACCACGCCTTCATCGCATTGGTGTAGACGTTCAGGGATCTGCTGAGGAAGTCCTTCCTCTGCTGCGGATCGTTGAGCGCCTGGTTCGCATCGTTCTCCATGTCTGACGGTCTGATCGTTACTCCGTATGACGGGTTCGCCTTCTCCCACTGGATCTGGTTCATGTAGTCGCACTCGCCTTTGTCGTTCGTGTCTGCGTGAGAGATAAAGCAAAAGTAGCTGTCATCCTTCACGGTGCCGTCCAGGATCTTCTCACAATACTGGAGACGCTGGTATCCGAAACTGTTCACGTTGTCGCCTGCGGTGGTGATGCCGATGACCAGCTTGTTCGTGTATGCCTTCGATGCTTCCTTCCAGCGGTTGTACTGAGCCGGAGACTTGAAGGCGTGCACCTCGTCCAGGATTGCGATGTTGCAGTTGAACGAGTCAGACGCCTGGACATTGTTGGCCAGTGCATTGATTTCCAGCGATCCTTCCGACTTTCCATCTGGACCAGGGAAGGAGATGGCTATGACGTGCTCCTGGTTGTTGTCCCTAATCGAGGTCGTCGGTTCCTTGTCGGTGCCGTAGAACTCGATGCTGTACTTGATGTCCTGGAATGCTTCCTTCGCCTGCTTCAGTGCAGCGGCAGCGATGTATATCTTCGACCCGCTCTTCCGCTCCAGTATTCCAAGCGCCCATGACAGCGCCGCGACGAACATGGTCTTCCCGTTCTTCCGCGGGATGTAGATGAACGCCTCATGGAAGCGCCTGATGTTGGTGCCTGCTTTGTACCACCCGACCAGGTTGTAGACGATGAACATCTGCCATGGCTGCAGCAGAAGCGGCTTGTTGACCAGGCTGTTGCCCTGCATGTCTTCGCCCTGGTGATGGACGAAAGTCTTCGCGATGATGTTGATGATAAAGTCCGGATCATGCGGCCGGAGCTCTATGTCCGTGCGCTTCAGATCATCCAGGAACCGCTGGCACTCTCTTACATTTCCGCTTGCCTTGACCTTTCCACTGACGACGTCCTGCGCATACTGCAGGACCAGCTTCTCATAGCTGACCGCTTTACGCTTATTCTTCAAGACTCTTCAATGCCTCAGCCAGGGAAGATCCAGTTTCTTCCGGCTGTCCTTCTGTCAGTTTCTTGAATCCTGTCGGCGTCAGCCCCAGCTCTCGCCAGTATTGAAGTGCGTCTCTGCGGTGTTCCTGAAGCTCTGCCATGAGCGGAGCTTTCTTTGTTCGGGAGTGCCCCCGATCGGTCTCGATCTCGACCGTGCTCTGCTTCCCGTTCGCGATGTATTTATTTCTCGCATTATCGTAGTCTTCCATGATGTCCGCCAGAAGGCTTATCGTCGGCAGGAACTCAGGCTTATACGTGCCGGCGCTCTTGCAGGATTTTATGATTTTCTTTTTCCAGTCTGCCTTCCTCACGCCGTGCCTCCGTTCCATGTGTTTTTTTCTTAAAAAAACCCGCTGGAGAGGGAAAACGGAACCCTCGGCAGTGAGTTCGATGCTTTAAAAATGATTTTGACCCCGGGGGGGCATCCCCTCAGATCCTTCCGTGCTTTGTTCCATATCTCGGAAGATCTCGACGACGATCCGCGCCGGAGTGATGAGTGACTGCATCAGGATGCAGCGCCAGCTGTTCGTCAGCGTCGATGCACTGCTTCTGTGCTGTCCTTTTGAGTAAGTCTACACCCTTCCGCGTCAGCTCGCCATTGTCTCCGTGAAGTTCCTGGTGTTCCTTCAGTGTGATGCTGATCAGGTTCCACGTACTCCACTGGAACTCAGGCCACCACTCACGCGGGAAGATGTGATGCACTACCTGCGCAGGCTTGGCGATCGGTGAGTACCTCCTGCTCAGTACAGACTGATACCGGTCACGCCTGAGCACTGACTCCCGCAGCTTCTTCCATCTGGTGGAGCTGTAGAACTCTTCACGATTCATCACGCACGTCCGGCAGCTTCTCCAGCACTGCGATCGCGTAGCCGAGTGCAATGGCTTCATAGCTGCCATGCTTGCAGCAGCATGTCTCTTTCTCCTGCTTCATCTTCTGCAGGATCTCGATGGCTTTGTCGCAGTTCACGATCTTGTAGTCGTATATCATGTGCTGGTGTCCTTCATGTACTTGATCCCCCACTGGCGAAGGATTCCGCAGTTCCACTCGTCGGTGACATTGGATCCGGAAACTTCAGTGAGAAATCGACGGGCTTTCCACAGATCGCACACACTGTCTGCGTCGCATAGATAATCTTCTTGTTCTTGTCAAATGCTGCACGGAAGTGCCCGTCTTTGTCAGGACGATTTCGCTTGTATTTACCCTGCCCCATTACCGTATGATCCCATTCTGCTTATCCCACCATCGGCGGTAAAGATCGCAGTCAGTTATTTCATCCGTGGACCAGCACCGGCTCTCACACTCTGTACACGGACATGTAGCGAGCTGCTGAATATGCCTGATCTCTTCCAGGTATTGAGCTTGTGTCATGTGAGATAGGTCATGATCTCTGTCGATGTCGTCCATAGTCGTTAACTCCAAAAAGAGACCGGGAATATGAACAGATGCCAGCCAGCGGCATTTTGGCAATTAAGAAGAAGGAGGCCCCGGTCTCACGAAAAACGGCAGCCATCTTTCTGACCGCCGTTCTTCACGATATCAATATAGCAGAACCAATTTGGACAATTTGGACGAGATTAAAGAAAGCTCGGAAAACCGCATAAATATGCGGAAATCTATTGCATATTATAGTGAGTATGCTATAATATCAATGTAAAGAAAGGAGGAATGCAAGCAATGGACCCGAACATATTAAAAGCCCTGCTTGAGATGACCACAGCAATTATCCAGCTAGCCACCGCGATAGTTCTGCTGAAATCATCTAAGAAGAGCTAACCAGCATGAGGAGCGAAAGCTCCTCTGCTTCGAATACATTTACATATTATCAGTGAAGGAGGAATAATTCAATGAACACAATTAACTGGATCACGCTTATCATCTCAATTACTGCGCTAGTTCTTGCCGTAATAAGTCTTATTAGTTCCGTTAGGAAGAAGTAAAATGTCAAGAAAAGCATCCGGAGAGTTTAACCAGATCAAGTATCAGAACGACTGGAAGAAACAAAACATGAAACAGGTAGGAGGATCCTACAAGACAGAATTCGTCGATGAATTTAAAGTAGCCTGCAAGAAGCTTGGTGTCTCACAGTCTGAAGTGATCAGGGCGGCGATGGAAGAAACCATCAGAAAAGCGGAAGGCAAATAGCCAACCGCTTTTTCATTCGCTATCGTTTTTGTCTTTCTTTGGGAAAAGAAATCTGTGTATTTCAAGAAAACTGGAAGCAATAGTTCCAGCACCTGCAATAAGAGAAACCCATTCTCCTAAACTGGAAACGTTTTTACCTATTGATACAAGGTACACACCAACCGCAAGGAATGCGAAAACAGTAAAGAAAGTAAATATTGTTCCAAGCAGTGTATCTCTTGCCTGGTACTTCAACGTTTTATTTCTCAAATCAATCTCATTCTCGTTATTCTTTTCCGCCATTTTAAGAATTCTGTCAGCGGCACCAGGCAATACTTGTTCGTATTTCTCGAGTTCAGAAGCCATTGGAATTGGCCCTGTGTATTGCTGAGCAACAAGAGTTGCCTGCGTATTACTTTCTGGAACATTGTTATCGTTCTTTACTACGGGATGCTTCGACTTGTTTGCCATATTCATCCATTGCTTCTTTCAAATTCTTTCCAGTTCTTCTCCAAGCCTCATAGACAGTTGAAGTCTTTGGAACAATGTATTGAACTTTTTTATTCATTAGATTTGGGTATTTCATGCCGTATCTAACGTATTCATAATTCTGCTCTGTCATGACGCCCTCCTGCTCCAATTGAATTATAGCGTCCAGTGAAATGCCTTTTCAAACAAATTGCATACGGGTTACTAAATTTTCTTTTCCCGTCAATCCCTATTTTTCCTTTCCAAACCACCTCATCAGCGCCTTCCTGGCGTTGTAATAGCTGTTCGCTCCGTATACAAGCCCTGATGTCTGCTTCCAGCTCTTGCCGTTAAGATAATGCCACCGAATGATGCTCTTGATCTCGCCGTTATCCAGAGACACAAGCCAGGCATTTACCAGATCTCTCCGATCAGCCATGTCGTTCAGCATCCGGTTGTACTTAGCTTGCAGATCCATGATCTTCTGCACCGCTTCTGAAGTAGGATCTCCAGGAGACAGTGGAGACTGCCCGATCTTCTCAAATGCCGGGGATCTGTATGTGTTGTACATGCCTTCGATTTCCTGCTGCACAGCCCTGATCTCGGAATTCAGGTAGCGCAGCTCTTCCAGCTCTTCAATTGTCATCCGCCAACCTCATAGCCCCAGCTCCTCAAGCGTGTACGCTTTGCCGATTTTCATGCCCTTATACATGGTTTCTTTTTTGAAAAGAGGCAAATCTATGTTGTAACTATCGTCAGACAAAGTGATATAAATGCGCTGATATTCGCTACTGGATGTGATATACCATACTCTGCAAATATGCTTCACTCTGTCTCTGAACGGCTTAATGAATGCTGACAGGTATTTCCGCTCCACATCGTCAAGAATCTGCGGATGAACTATAGATTCAAGACTGACCGGTTCTTTATCAGCACATGTAACATTTAGGAAAATAGGAACGTGTTTTGTACAGATCTGAAAATAGTCTCCGTTGTAATCCCATGCACAATAAAGTTGGTCCTTATCTCTATGTGGCTTATTTTTATATGCCCAAATCTTGCAGTCTTTCTCTCTTGCAATCCACTTGTAACCGTGTTCCAGTAGTGCTTTTGCTGTCTGAATTTCAATCTCGTTATATTTATTCATTGTCACTTTGTCTCCCATCCCACATCCTCGAATTTCATGAAGACTCCAAAAAACGTTTGCATTTTCTTCCCTGAATGTGTACCAAACAGAGGCTTTCGTCCTATGGCCTTCCACACCTTATCAGCAGGAATGTCATGCTCAGACCATTTGAATACAAGCGTACCGTATGGTGCTAATACTCGCATCCCTTCTGCGAAGCCATCATGCAGCATTGCTGGCCATGAATCATCAAGTTTTCCATACTTCTTAACCAGCCACGCTGTCTCTTTTGCCTGGATCAGATGCGGCGGATCGAACAGAACAAGAGTAAATGAATTGTCATTAAACGGAAGATCCGTGAAATCGCATTGTATGTCAGGATTAACAATCAGTTTTCTTTCTGATTTATCATAACGCCAAACGTTATAAAGCGTCTCTTTCCGCTTATCACAATAGACTGTATGCGGTTCATTTTTATCAAACCACATTGTCCGTGACCCGCATGTCATATCAAGGATCAGCTTATTATCTTCCTTTTTACTGCACATGTTTCCGTTCATCTTCTGCCTCCTCCTTCAGCCATTCTGCGATCCCATCTGCACAGACACTGCATGCACTGTCCTGCTTGTTGAACCGCATGCAGTACTGGCACGGATTGTCGAGATAGTTCTCAGACAGCAGAACCGCCAGCTTCTCGGCTGTCATTTCGCTCATGATCTTTTCGTAGTTCGTCATGATCTTTCCTCCAATAAACTTTCCAGCACATGGAGCCGCTTAGATGATTTCTGGTACAGCTTCCAAAGCTCGAGATTCATGTCCTGAGCGATCCGAAGTTTCTCGGAAAGCTCAGAATTTTTGATCTCTAACACACGAATTCTGTCTTTTGCTTCATTTTCCATATTCAACATCGCCTTTTGTTCTTACTTCTAAATCGGCAAAGCTATAACCCTGTGTGATTATCCATTCTGCATTAGTCATTGTCATACTCATTAAACCTCAGCATTATCCAAGTAAATAACCACTCCAGGAGAATTGGTATATCGTTTCGACAAATGAAGATTCACAATCTGCTTATCGTCTTCGAAAAACCCAAGTTCCTGCATAACGTCCTGAAGCAATTTATTAGCGTTATCCAGATCAGGCTTATTAGTGCAGTAGCCTATGGGATGATTATCATCTGCTTGAAAGAACCAGATAACAATCATGGAAAGAGGCCCAGTCATTGGATGCTCTGGCCGATACTTTGCAAGATGAGCTCTGTATTTCGCTTTAGCATCCACTACCGCAGGAGCTGAGTAAACCTTTTTTGTTTTGAAATTTATTTTTTTCTCTTGTGCCGTCGTAGTAGGCGGAATCATGTTCAATATCATTCTCATAATATTATTTCCAAGTGTGAAAATCTCTTTAAGGTGTTGGGCGGCCGTGTCAATAAGGGGAAGGGCGGAGCTTAAGCCCTTCCCTTGTTGCACAGCCTGACACCATAGCTTCATGGAGTGCAAATATAGAGTGCAAATAAATACTATATATATATAGACTTTTTCTTCAGGTGCAAAACTCAAGACTTTTGCACTTCTTGCACTCCGTCATTTTTAAAGATGTAAATAGGTGCGCTTCTTCCTTCTCCTTTCTCTGTTCTGAATGTTCCAGATAGTTGTTTAAGCCGGTTCCAAATTGTTCGCTCAGAAACATTCATGTATTCATACATCATCTTTACCGTTACCCGATCATGCTCTTGTGACAAATTCTCAAACGCAATCTCGAACTCATTCTGACGTTTGTTCTGTCTTTCTTCGGGAGTCTTCTGTGCCATCTTGCCTTTTTTCCACATCGGCATATCTTCTTCAGGATCCAGATTTTCAAGTGCTCCTGTATGATCCACTTCATGGATCGGATATGAGAACCAGATGTTCGTCTCAGCAGGCTTCGGGAACTCTCGCAGCGTCATGTCAATTCTCCAGGCTGTCATTGTCTCGGCTTTTGCTTCTGCTTCATGGACGATATCCTGCAGCTGATTGTCCGAATATCTGTTTCCGAGGATCCTTCTCGTGTGCAGCATCATCTCCTTTCGCTTATATAGATCTTCTTGTGGTATCTTTTCAAATTCTGAAAGAGCATTCTTCTTAATCAGATTTCTGAGAGCTCTGCAGATTTCCATGTTCTTCTGACGATCAATCACTGAGTCATTCAACGGTAGCTCAATCATATCGATCATGGCATCCGGATCTCTGGCAAATACTCCAGATCCGGAAGCACGGTCCATAGATCTCTTCCCTCCCTGAGCCCCTTTGCTGTGGTGGTGGCAATAAATTACGGAACAGTTCAGCGATGTAGCAATTTTGTCAAATTGGTTCGTGAACTTGGCCATCTGCTCTGCAGAATTTTCATCTCCGGTGATCACTTTGTAGATCGGGTCGATCACGACTGCGATAAAGTTTTCTTTCGACGCTCTGCGGATCAGCTTCGGCGCCAGCTTGTCCAGCGGCACGGATTTTCCTCTAAGGTTCCAGATCTCAATGTTTTTGATGTTATTCGGAGGAATATTCAGTGCATCATAAACATCCTTGAATCTGTGCAGGCAGCTTGCCCGATCAAGCTCCAGATTGACATATAAGATCTTCCCCTGAGCGCATTGCCATGAAAGCCATTTTCTGCCTTCTGCGATAGCGATGCATAGTTCTATCAGAGAGAATGATTTTCCTGCCTTAGATGGGCCCGCAAGCAGCATCTTGTGTCCCTGACGAAGTACGCCCTCAATCAATGGCTGCGCCAGATCCGGCATGTCGTTCCATTCTGAAGCAAGATTCTCAGGATCCGGCAGATCGTCATTGATTGATTCGATGTATTCCGTCCATGCATCCCAGGAGGGCTGCCCGATATTCGTTGCAATCAGGAACTGCTTCTTTTTCCCTCGCCAGAATCCTGGCATTCGTGATAGCCTGCTAGGGTTCTTAGCGCTTGGATCCACATCAAGACCGTTCTGCTTGCAGATTTTATATAGGTAGTCAACATGACGGCTGTATTCTTTCTCATTGTTGGCATCTACACGAACAATCGCATGAAGCGACTTGTTTCCGGAGTGTACCAGAGCGGCGATCGGAAGCTGAAGCTCTGTCATGATTGCGTACTGCATGTCGATTGCATTAGTGTCTGATTCTACTAGTGCATACCGATAGTCAGTAATGTTCCCGATTTTTCCGCCTTGCCCATCCATCGGATTGAAAGAAATCCATGCCCCGCATTCGTGATCGTAGTCGTAAAATACGTCTTCGATTTTCTGCGCGGAATCAAGTTCTTCCAGAAGTCTTCCGGCTGTCCGGTCATAAGTTCTTTTCCCTGGATGATACTTTCCTTTATCGTCTTTGAAACAGGACGTACAGTAGGAAACATGATCATCTGGCTCGAATACCGCAGAAATGTAATTTCGGATGTCTGCGATTTGATCCCAATTAGCACCTGGCTCTGGGACTTCTTTGGAGTCGATCATGTCTCGGTCAAGAAACTGATAGTCTGAGAGATTTACAATCTCATCGTCCAGAATTTCTCTTCCGTGCTCACCGGACGAATTACTGTATCCTCGCTCAATTGCCATCTTGAACAAAGTATTTTCCGTGATTCCTGAGCTCTGGAATGATTCCCATTTTTTGAAGCATCCGCCATCGTAACGTTCCGGGTCTCTGCGGCTCCATTCATCCCATAGCTCGCACGATGCACCGGCTGCTTTGATGGCCATGCCAATCTGCATCCAATCTCCATATGACAGAGAAGCTGGATTGATATATTCAAGCGCTGCTCTTAATTCCTTTTCATCTGTCATAAGGTTGCTCCAGGAGTATAGGTTGAGGGCACGACGCCTTCAGGAATACGCCAGTTGTTATAGCTGATTCGACTAATCATCTTATTAGCAGCATCAAATTGCCATGTTCCGACGTGCTGGAATCCTCTGCTTTCCAGAAAACGAATTTGCTTAGGTGTAGCCAGTCCTTCCATCCGTCTTTTCTCCAGCTTATGCAGAATCAGTTCAGCTTTTCCTGCACATTCGATTTCATCCGGGAATATTCCGTAACGCTCAAGAGCTTCAAGCTGTTTCTGAGTAACCGGTCCCATTTCCCATCCGAGTGATGGCTCATAAGACGCGAGATCTTCAGCCTGGATGCTCATTTCAAATTGCAGCGGGTCCACCAGCTTGCGCTTCCGTTTCCGCATTGCTTCAAGCTGTTTCGCCAGAGATGCTTCACGCTGCTGCATAACATCTGTGGCAGCTTCCTGCTCGGCTTCTTCAATGTCGAACATTTCTCCTGCAGCTTCTTCCAGATTCTTAGTCATCTGCTTCGAAACTTCATCATTCGCGCAGATGATATCAGCCGGTCGGCAAAGTTCATGCTTTTCTGTCATCCACAGAAAATCTAGGATCAGAAGATTTTCTTTTCCTTTGCAGATTCGTGTGCCTCTTCCCACCATCTGGCAATAGAGAGATCTAACTTTCGTAGGGCGCAGGCATACAACGCAATCGACATCCGGGCAATCCCAGCCTTCCGTCAGCAGCATGCTGTTGCAAATTACGTTGTATTTACCAGCAGCAAAGTCCTTCAGAACCTGTTCCCTGTTATCAGACTGCCCATTTACTTCGGCAGCTTTAAATCCTTTTGAATTCAGAATATTTTGAAATTTCTGAGAGGTGGCAATCAAAGGTAGAAACACAACTGTTTTCCTGTCCTGACAATATTTCTTCATTTCTTCCGCGATCTGATCCAGGTACGGATCCAAAGCTGTATCAATGGATCCAGGTGTATAGTCTCCTGCCTGCGTCTTCAGACTTGTCATATCCAGCTGCAGCGGAACGGTCTGCGCAACGATCTTACAAAGATATCCGTCTTTGATTGCTTGGACGATCGAGTATTCATAAGCCAAGGATTCAAACACTTCTCCAAGGTGACGCTGGTCTCCCCGATCCGGGGTAGCAGTAACTCCCAGGACATTTGCATCGCTGAAATGATCAATGATGCGTCGATATCCATCTGTAATTGCATGATGCGCTTCGTCTATGATGATTGTTCCATAGTAGTTCGGGTCAAATCGATCAAGCCGGTTTTCACGTTGCAGAGACTGAACGGATCCGACTGTGACACGATTCCATGTCCCCAGTGCCGTCTGATCTGCCTTCTCAATCGATGATTTCAAGCCGGTCATCTTGTATAGTTTGTCAGCTGCCTGATCAAGTAATTCCCCGCGGTGTGCGAGGATCAGAACTCTGTTTCCAGCTCTTACCTGATCCTCTGCTATCTTGGAAAAAACAACTGTCTTTCCTGTACCTGTAGGAAGGACCAGCAGAGTCCTTTTCGTTCCGCTGGCCCATTCATTTTCAATCGCTTCTCGTGCCGCCTCCTGATATGGGCGGAGCTGTGTCATTTCTTCCAGCTCCCCCAATTGTTATTGGATGCAGTTTCTTCTTTCGGATACAGCTTGGAAATCTTCATAGAAGTCCCATCTGTCCCGTCTTTCTTTTTGTAATTTTCATGCTTGATCTGGAGTTTTCCGGTCTTTCCGATGTGATGATCCTTGGTCCAGTCGAAATGAATCGGATCCCCTTTCTTATGCAGGCCAATTGAATCATAATACTGAGCAATCATGCCAAGGCACCCGCGTGAATTCCACATGTAGAGATTGAAGTTTTCAATGTCGACATTGGATCCATCTTCCGGATTTTTAACGCGGAACACCGGATTGACCTGTTTGCAGTTTCCGACTTTGCCACCGACATCCTGATGCCGGCTTTCCTTCAGATCCACAATTGTGAACTCATAATCTCCTTCTGGAAGGAGAACATAATTTCCTCGATCATAATCTCCAAGATCAGCTGCGGAGAAGACAGCAGAATCATTCAGTTCTCCGCCAGACGGCATGTTTTGATTGTTCGTATAGTATTCCATTTTCTATTCCTCCTCAGAATGGTAAATTTCGCTGTTCAATGATGCTATTCATGACTGCTTTCCAGTTAGGTACAAGGAACCCAAGATAATAATCCTTGTCATACTGGTCAATCGGCATATCACGCGGGAAGTGCCCCTGATCCCCTACGACTGCCATCAGTTCCTCAGGATGTACGTTATCTGCTTTCATCAGATCAGTAAGCTCTTTTGGCAGATGAGACATCACAGCTTCTTCTTCCTGAGTGTATGGTACTGGCATCCATCCGCTGTTCAGATCCAGAACAGGTTCTGCAGGTTTCTGCTCAGTCTGGTTTTCTTTTACCGGTTCCTGTTTTTTCTCAAATAACTGAGCGATTGAGTTGAATTCAAACGGGAGTTTATCCGGCATTCCGAAACGATTCTTTGCATCCCAAGCAGCTGTATGCGTGGTGTACATGACACGCTGGTTACCCGAGGCATATTTCTTTTTTGTCTTTGGATCCTCGGTGATATATGTTTCGTAGTTAGCAAATAGCAGAACATCAGCCCATTCCTTAACTAAGCCGGAAATGCTGCACTTCGGAGTGTCAATCAATTTCAGCTCATAGCGGTCATACTGCCCCATTTCATCCGGCTTTGTGAATGTTCGGATGGTAGAGTGAGCAACCAGAACCACATTTACGCCTTTATCAACCAGATCATTCAGCAGATTCAGGAGATGTCCGAATTCTTCTTTGACGTAGGAATATCCTTTCCCGTATCCGAAATCTTCAATTCCTTTGACCTGATTCTTCTCGCACACAGAAACAACACAGAGCTGCTGCGCCCAGTCAACGGTGTCAATTACAAGAGTGCCGATGTCCGATGGATTGCTGATTGTCTGCTCAACCTCCGAGAGAAGCATCTCCCATGTCGATGGAGTAGGATATCTGGCAACATCCATCTGATTTGTGGACCCTTCGGTATCAATAAACACTGCTCCAGGAAACTGGCTTGCGAATGTACTCTTTCCGATTCCCTCGATTCCGTAGATGCATACACGCATGGCTTTTTCAATTTTTCCTCTGCTTATCTCAAACATGATTTATTTTTCCTTCCAGCCCCATTTCTGAGCCGCCTGAGCGGGCTTTTCGGATGGCTCCGGTGTCTTTATCAGCTCAGCTGGTTTGACTTCTGTAGCGGCTGTTTTGACGCCATTCTTGATGCTGTAGCCATCCTCGATGTAGATGCTGCACTCATCGCCGGTGCTTACTCTGGTGGCGATAGCCTGAAGACCTTCTTTCTGGAGCCATGCTCCGAATTCATTCATTGTGTCAACGTCCATCTGCTCCAGCTTGTCCAGCAGGACAAATCCGCATTTCGGATTGAGCTCTCGAACGATAGCAGTGGCAACGATCATTTGCTGAGAGCTAGACATGCCATCCCATTTCTGGCCTTTATATGTCAGCTCTCCGTGATCAACGGAAAGACCAGGAAGTGGCATTTTGGCATTATCCAGAAGCTTCATACGATCCTCACGGACTGTTTCAATCTCTTTTGTCAGGGCGTCATACTGCCTCTGGTACTCGGAGGCTTCATCCTCTGCTTTCTGTTTGTTCAGATTGTCCCGGACTTTAGCATTGATCGAATCAATATGAGAAATGTTCTCCTCCAGTTCAACTGTAGATTCATCTTTCAGTTGCTCAATGGTTTTGGAACCTTCTGCAATCTTGTTATCCAGATCTTGCAGATCATCCATCAACGCATCACGCTTTTTCTGAAGTTCTTTGATCTGATCGTCGATCCGATCAAGTTCCCAGCGTTTAGCGTTGCACTGTTTCTTGAGATCATCCAGATTATTGCGCTGTCTCTGGTTTTCACCGTTACGCGCTAATATATCCTGCTGTTTCTGAATTAGTTCACTCGCCGAGACGATTTCTTCAGGAACTCCATCCCACTGCGGCATCTCATCGGCATATTTCTTTTTCTGATCTGCAATTCTTCCGATTTCAGTGCGACGATTATATGCAGCACTTTCCTTGTTATCGAATTCCGCCAGCTGATCACCCACTCCGATGATCTGTAACAATGTGCTGGCCTTATCTTTTGCGCTTGAATTGATAAATTTCGGAAGATCCAGAGCAAATGAAGAGATGAAACTATCAAGAAGTTTCTGTCCTGCTTTCCTTCCGGTTGTATCAGTCACTTTCAATGTGCTGTTTTTCCCGGAACGCTCTACCAGGATCCCGTTTGAAAGCTGGATATGAATATGAGGATCCACCATTGACCCTTCACGCTTAGGCTGAGATGGCTTGTACTTATCTCCGCCGAGTGCCCACGTGATAGCATCCAGAATCGATGTTTTTCCTTGATTGTTTTTGCCCCCGATCACGGTCAATCCGTTCTCCGTCGGTTCGATCTTTACAGCCTTGACGCGCTTCACATTTTCAAGTTCGAGGCTTGTAATCTTAACAGATTCTTTATCCTGTTCCTGCTTGGCTTCTACTGCTGCATCAAACAAGTTGTAATCATGATAGTCGTAGCTCATTTTTTCATCCTCTTTTCCAGTCTTGCGATCTTCTGCGCTCTGATCGTGTCGTATGCATGGGATGGGTACATGATGCGGATCTGGTCCAGCATGATCCCCACATCTGCAGTTTCTTCCATAAGATTGTTCATTGCAGCTTTCGCTGTTCTTCCTGGATGATCCGAGCTGCCAGCCCGATTGAGCTTGCTGATCGCCTGGATCAGCTCGGCACACTCTTCCTGAGCCATGGCAAGTTGGTTCTGTGGGCCGTATTTGTCGATAGCGGCTTTCAATACTGCTCGTTCCTGCTTATTCATAATTCATGCTCCTTTCCGTGCTTTGGGGTGTAGTCTCCGAAGTTCATTTCGGTCACTTTCTTCAGTGCTTCATCTGCATTTCTTGCGGCGTTGCTGGATAGGATCCTCGCCCTGCTCAGATCGTTATCCATGTAGGAGATTTTCTTCCATAGCTTTTCCAGGTTCAGCTTCTCCACGTCGGAGGATGTCCGGATCATGGTATTGAGTCTTCTGATTTCCTGGACTGTCACGTAATAGAGCAGAGAAGCAATGATCATGAGTACAATTCCAGTAACTGTTAAGGCCATATCAGAACGTACCTCCAAGCTGGATCAGCCGGATGGTCGCGTCAATGACCAGCGGGATCATGATGATGGCCATGGCAATGATTAGTTTTGCCTCTTTGTCGCTGATTTCTGTATTCATGCTCTTCTCCTATTCGGATCCGGGAACTGCCGGATCTCGGTGTCGTACTTCTCTTCCCATTCAGGATCGAAGCCCTGCGCGAATGCGTCGCGTACCAGATGCTTGCCCTCATCGGTTTTAATCAGCTCGGCGATGATTGCTGACAGCTCATCGCGTATATCTGATTCCATTCCTTTGATCTCGAGCTTCGTCTGCCTGCTGTAATCAGATAAATTGCAGTAGATCATCACGCGTTCCTCATTTCGTTCAGATACTTGATATAGGCTTTTGTTCCGGTGTATCCGTCATACGAGCATTCAGGAACCCAGCTCTCGATGTACTTCATGACATCTTCGTAATCACGAACTGTCGTTTCGTAATACGGTTCCCCCATGCGGGACTTGTTCTTCGCATCGATATAACACCTCCGGATGAATGCGCTCCGGTATGTTTTTGCAATCTTCAGCGATTCCTTCGCTACTACTCCGTTTACTACCTTGATTCCAAGAATGCGGTTGACTCTCTCGACTACTGCATGCTTCATTCTTCTCTGCTGCGCGCGATTAATGCGTTCGCGCTCTTCCCATCCAGTCATCCGATTCCCCATGTCTTCAATCTTCTGATCGGTCTGATCGGCATGCGCTTTCAGGTCTGTTACTGCGGAAGCAATGATTCCTAACTGCTGAGAGATGGAACGAGTATTAATTGCTGTCTGATTGACGATATTCTGCAGCTGGTCCATACCGGACTGCTGGATCTGGTTCATCTGTGTCATTATCTTTTCTCCTCTGCACCGTCTGTCACGATGCTGTAAAGGTTCTGTGCGAATGCAAGAAGGTTCTTAGATTGTTCTTTCAATTCATCGGTGCTGTTTTTCCAAATCTCAGATTTGCGGTAAATGCCCCATGCCTTGCCGCCATAGGATCTCAGAAATTCCATAATTCCCATCGTCAGCCAGTTAATATCCTTCGTGGCTTTCTGGTCGAGTGTTGGTGCAATCTTTCCGGATTCCTTGTACTTCTGTTCCCACTTCCGAGCTTCTTCCAGATACTGCTTCCGTTCTTCTGATAAGCGGATGTTGTCCTTCTTCAGGAATTCGTAGTCATCCGGAGTTACCAGCTTCTCGACGGTCTGGACTACTTCCTTCACCGGCTGACGCTCAAGCTCATGCTTAAGCTTTGAGTTTTGCTGTTCGAGCCTCTGATGGTCCTCTTTCAGCATTTGATTTTCTTTTGAAAGCGCTGATTTCTGTTGCTTGAGCTGCGTGTACAGTTTGTTCGTGCTGAGCTTCCCGTCATCCCAGTCCTTGAATTCTTCCGGGTCGAACTTGTCTTTGTTCTCAGCAATAACCTGTGCCTTGCGGAGCGTGTCGTGAGACATGTTCACCTGTTCGGCTACTTTGTCACGGGTCTTACCCTGTGCAGAATTCTGCACGGGGTCTTGTTTCCCTGCCTTCATCCGTTCCTCTGCCTTGATGCTTTCGATTCTCTGCAGCCGTCTTGCATAGTCCAGGCGTTCCGTCATGGTGAATTCCTTTCGGATCTCGTTCTCACTGATTTCAACCTTCAGGTCCTGTTCTTCGCTTTCGGTTGATACCATGTGAACCGGAATATCTTCCATTCCCAATGCCTTGCATGCTGTCAGCCTGCGATAGCCAGCGAGAAGGACATGATCCGTGTTGATCGTCACAGGATTGATGAGGCCGTTCGCTTTGATGTCATTGATCAGCTCCATCATTCCGCCGGTATCCTTTCGGATCCTGTCTTTTACGATGATTTCGTCAATTTTCATAAATCTCCTTTTCTGCAAAATTTGGCTTTTTGGTATTTAGTTTGCTAAAATGGAGATGGCTTACCAAAGCCATCCTGAGCGTCCGCCGTCAAAGCTAGGCGCTCTTTTTGTTCTGGATCTGTTTCGCCAGCCGAATCTTCGAAGCATTGCCGAGATCGTATCCAGCGTAGAGATCAAAGAACATGTCAATGTCTCGCTTTCGATAGATGTACGCTTTACCGATCCGCAGACCTTTGAGCAATCCTCCAGATCTAAGCTCTCCGATCTTGCGAGTGCTGCATCGAAGAATCTGAGCCGCTTCTTCTGCATTTAGGTACTCGTTTTCCATATCCTCCTTTCTGTTCCCTATTAGGGAACTTTGAGCTTAAAAAAATTAGGCCTGAATGTTGTCCATCGGGATTCCTGTCGCAGCTGACAGCTTCTTCAAATCGTCAGCAGTCATCCGAACCCGTCCAGCGGATAGGTCTTTGAGATGATTCTGGTTGATGTTTGCAGCTTCTGCCAGTTCGTTTAGGTTCATTCCCTTAAGAGCAGCCAATGCCTTGACGCTGAACTTAATATCGCCCATCGGTCCTCCTTTCAGGTTCCCTATTGGGGAACTTTCGCAATCACTTTATTCCCTGATAGGGAACATGTCAACGCTTTTTTTGTTAATTTTACGATTTTGTCGTGATTTCGGTGTATTATCTAGTTACCTAAAAGGAAACAAGGAGCAACAGGACCATGACAGATAGTGAGAACAAGAAGATAGGTGAATGGCTTTGCGAAAAGAGAAAAGAACACGGATACACTCAGCAGCAGATTGCCGACAAGCTGGGCATGGCAAAGTCTATGGTCAGCCGCTGGGAAAATGGAAAGCGAACGATTTATGCTGATCAGTTTCTCAATTATTGTCATGCAATAGGTCTGACATCAGAAGAGATGCAGGAGCTCGTCAATTTATAGGACATAACGCGTAGTGCGTGGAAGGAGAAAATATATGTTCGGAAAAGAAAAGGAAACAAAGGAAGAGAAACAGGCACGGAAGATGCAGGAGCTGATGGAGAGATATGGACTTGGAGATGTTTCTCCGGAATACTCGGATGCTGTCCAGAAGATCGCAAACGAGCTCGCTGGAACCAAATTGATGGAAACCGGAATGACATTGTCGATGGGAGCAAAACCAGAAGACGCTCTTCCGGTTTACTACCTCCGCACCATCATGGAGCAGAATTTCATTATCATCCGGGAACTTGATGCTCTGCAGAAAAAATGAAGAAGGAAAAATACATCCGGGAGAATCGAATTTCAGGCGGACACTATTTGCAAGTGCAGATCAAGCACACTGAAAACGGAAGAACCAGCCTATGGACGAAGAATATTAACATCGCAGATTACGCGACACCGACCGAAGCGATGAAAGCAGCTGTAGCGATCCGAGATCAGGCACTGGCTGATCTCCGCACTGGTAGGCTGATAAAGCATACTCCGACCGTGGGAGAGCTGTTTCTGAGGACGAAGGATCTGTTCAACATAACCATTCCGACCTGGAAACGGCACCGGCTCGCCTATGAGCATTCCATCAAGCAGTACGATGGCAAGGCTATCACCGAGATCAAGGCATCCGACATCCAGCAGACACTGAATGACAGCATCAACAGGTACAGTGTTGATGCGACAGAGCGCGTGATCGCTGTCTGGCGGCAGATATACCGTGCAGCAGTCATGGATGGTGTGATGGTCCCGGATCTGACTGCTGTCGTGCAGATGCCCAAGAGCAAGCATCCAGTGCAGCCGAAAAAGACTGTCATGATCTCAGAAGAAGACTTTCAGAAGTACATCGATTATCTGAAATTGTCTCAGAAGTATGTCAGAGATGACCGAGGAAAGTATCGCAGAACCAGGATCATCTATATTCTGCAGATTCTCTACCACACCGGAATGAGACCAGCAGAAGTGCTCGCGCTGGACTGGTCTGACATCGACCTGAATGAGCACACGATCAGCATCACCAAAGCAGTCGGATCGACAGCTACAGCCAGGCGGCAGATCGTCACTACCAAGACAGCTGCATCCGTGCGGATCGTTCCGATCAGCGATCAGCTGGAGCCGATCCTCCGGAAGATGGCCGAAGATCTTCCTGAAGATCATCCGCTGTATGACTTCGATGGTCTTCCGTTTGACATCGACTATTTGAGCAATTTCATATCCAGAACTTCGAAAGCCTGTGGGATCGAGTTCAACATGTACATGTGCCGCCACAGCATGGTCCACAGTCTGAGAGAAGCAGATGTCGCTCCGAGAGTGCAGCAGGATATTCTCGGCCATACATCCTACAGCACCACGATCGGATACGATAGATCTTCAGAGGATGAAAAGAGACGGGCAATAGATCTCAGGAAGATGGCATAAATTTTTAGCTACTTTTTAGCTACTTTTAGCTACAAAAATCTGCATTTGAACGACATTGAAGCGCAGACGTTCTCGAGCGATAACATTAAAAATACGCGATAAAATAGCCTGTTTTGACATCAAACGACATTCAGACGCAATTGAGCAATGATGCAATTAACCGCCCCTTTGATTAAGAGCTGTGTGAAAGCACAGCTTTTCTTTTGCACTGAATGAGAAAACCGCCCGGATTTCTCCGAGCGGAGCTCTTCAGGATCATGATTCAGTTCAATCCTCTGACCCGGATCACGTTATCGATTTCCGTGATCTCATGAAGGATTTCCTTGCTGATCTTTGCATTCACATCAAATACGGAATACGCAATCTCACCGCGGGACTTGTTGGACATGTTCTCAATATTGATCTGATCTCTGGAGAATACCGTCATGATCTTTGTCAGCATTCCAGGTACATTCTTATGAATGACGCAGACCCTGGATTCTCCGTTGCGCTCCAGATATACATTCGGCATATTCACGGAATTGCGGATATTGCCATTACGCAGATAGTCATCCATTTCCTTGGCTGCCATCTTCGCACAGTTGCTTTCTGCTTCGATGGTCGTTCCGCCAAGATGCGGCGTCAGAATCACATTCTTCGTATGGACCAGACGTTCCGTCGGGAAATCAGCCACATATCTGGCAACCTTGCCGGACTCCAGCGCCCGGATGATCGCATCTTCGTCCACCACTTCGCCGCGGGCATAATTGATGATGCGAACCCCGTTCTTCATCACCGAGATCGTCTTATCATTGATCAGTCCTCTTGTCTCTTCATTCAGCGGCACATGCAGAGTCAGATAATCGCACTGCTTCAGCAGTTCATCAAGGCTCGATATCCGCTGCACATGGCGGCTTACCTTCCATGCGGCATCTACGGAAAGATACGGATCATATGCCAGCACTTCCATGTTCAGATCCAGGGCGATATTCGCAACCAGGCTTCCGACATTGCCCGTTCCGATGACACCAAGAACCTTCCCGGCATATTCCGGACCTGCAAACTGCTTCTTGATCTTCTCCATTCTGGTTTCAATCGGTCCTTCGCTTCCATCATAGGAATAGACCCACTTCATGCCATCGAAGATATCGCGGCTCGCCATGCCTAATGCAAAGACAAACAGTTCCTTGACGCCATTCGCATTTCCGCCCGGTGTATTGAAGACGACGATTCCTTTCGAAGTGCATTCTTCCAGCGGGATCGTATTCACGCCGATTCCGGCTCTGCCAATGCACTTGAGCTCCGGATTGAAGGGATACCCATGCAAGTCGCTTGCCCTGACAAACAGCGCATCCGGATTCTGTTCGCTGTCACTGAGCTCATAATCAGGAGCGGACAGAATCTCGCGGCACGAAGGTGAAATGTTGTTGAGTGTTCTGATACGGTACATCTTTTCTTCCTTTCCGGCAGGGATACTCTGATCCCACCATCTTCTATGCAATGCGGCCATGAATCCTGAGGATTCAAGCCGCTAATTCTCGGCATCGAACTTCTGAATGAACTCTGCCAGTCTTTCGACGCCTTCCATCGGCATTGCGTTGTAGATCGAAGCCCGCATGCCTTTCACGAGGCGATGTCCCTTCAGATTTACCAGCCCATGTTCTGCAGCTTCGGCAACGAACTTGCTGTCGAGATCGTCATTTCCGGTACGGAATGTCACGTTCATATCTGAACGTGATCCCGGCAATGCATGGCAATGGAACAGATGAGAATCATCCAGCACCTTGTACAGAAGTTCTGCTTTCTGGTGCTTCTTCTGTTCCATGGCCTCCACACCGCCCTGGCTTTCCAGCCATTCCAGCACGAGACCGACCATATAGATGCACCAGCATGGCGGCGTGTTGTACATGCTGTCTTTCGCAATCAGCGTCTGATAATTCATCATCAGCGGCGTGATTGGCAGCGCATTGCCAGCCAGGTCTCTGCGTATGATCACAATCGTCACCCCGGCCGGGCCGACATTCTTCTGCGCACCCGCATAGATGATTCCATACTTCGAGATATCTACTCTTCTGCTCGTGATATCGGAAGACATATCCGAAACTAGCGGAACGCTGCCAGTATCCGGCACATACTGCCACTCTGTTCCATAGATCGTATTATTTGCACAGTAATAGAAATATGAAGCTTCCGGATCCAGGTGCAGCTCCTCCTGAGCAGGAATCCGGTTATGCCCGGTATCGGCCGTCGAGCAGACAATGGAGACGCTCCCGTACTTCTCTGCTTCCTTTGCGGCAACCTCGGAGAAATGTCCGGTGATGGCATAGTCTGCCTTCCCGGTTCTTGCCATCAGGTTCAGCGGAACCATGGAGAACTCCGAAGATCCACCGCCCTGCAAGAAGAGAATCTCATAATTCTCCGGCACATGCATCAGCCTGCGGAACCGGTTCTTCGTATCCAGGAAGATTTCCTGGAACATCTTCGATCGATGGCTCATCTCCATCACAGACATTCCGGTGCCATGATAGTCCGTGATCTCGCTGCCTGCTTTCTGCAGCACTTCCAGCGGCAGCTGCGAAGGCCCGGCCGCGAAATTGAATACTCGTTCTTCCGGCATATATTCCTCCCTGAACTTTCCTACCATTATACTTGCCTTTTCTGCTTCCGTGCCGCTTTCCCATCACGTATCTGATTCCGGAGTGCTGAAAACATCTCTGTTCAAGCCATTCTGCGTACGGAGATAAGTATAGATCGGAGAATCTGTCACAAGCGAAGCCTCAGAAGCAGAATCATAACTGCGGCTGGAAGAGAACAATCTGATCTCTCCGGCCTCATCGCAGGCAGATAGCACTTCCATGTCTTCTGAGCGCACCGCCAGAATTGCCAGATACGGCGTACCAGTTCCAGATGGATCATCGAGATCAAAGCCATTATGATCCTTGATGGCAATGACCCTGACATTCTGAAACAGACATCCGGTTATCGTGCTGCTGTCCCGGTTCAAGATCGTCGCAAAGAGATCCACCCGCTGCCCGGGCACAACCGTTCCGCCAAGTCTGGCCAGATCCGTTTCCAGAGAATACGCTGACTGCCCTTTCCTCAGCTGCGCAGTCGGATAGTCCGGGAGATCTTTCAGATCTTTGAGCATACTCCGGTAGAATACCGAGCCTGCGGGAATCATTCCCTGGATCTCGGTATACTTGCCGATGATCTGATCTTTATCGCATACAGCCTGATCCAGCAGATAGTCTCCAGCAATCTCTGCTTCAATCAGATCTTCCTCACTGATCCTGGTCCGCGGCGGAATATCTCTTGCGGCAATATATGTCTTCGTCAGCTTCAGCATCTGCTCTGATCGAAGTTCCACTGCCGCGAAAAACAGGATCACGAGCACAAACCCCGATACTGCAATTCCGAGAATCTTCAGAGTAATTTCTTTATTCAT